GTAAATACACTAGCAACAAACGTAATATCAGAATTACCTGATTTTTTAACCATAGGTATTTCTATGTAGTTCATTGTAATAATAAACCCAGACCAGACGACAACGCCAAGTCTAACGAATGTACCTAAGATTTGTATTTGATGTTCTTGATCCTCTGCTGCATCCTTCAGCTTACCGAGGAGTCCCTTTTTTTCTTCTGGCGGTTTTCCTTCCATTTATCGACTTTTTTCTGTAGGAATTTTTGTATTTGTTTTTTAAGTTTGTCAAATAAAGGAGTAGCAAGGGTGGTAGTGGCTACAGCTGCAACAGCTGCATAAGTTGCGGTGGCAACTACTTCTGCTGTTGGTAGGGGTAAATCTATTTTTATAACTGGTACTCTAAGAGTAGGCTGTTCTACTTGTGCTGTCTCTTCGTCTTCACTAGGAGCTTCTTCCATCTCTACTCCTTTCGGAGCTTGTAAATTAGTAGGGGGTATTACAATAGGTGGGAAGACTGGCATATCTGCAGTAGGTGGATCTAGAGGGATGCTAGGCATATCTAGAGAATCTGGAAGTTTACCTCGTCCTAAATTGATGGATGGGATTTCCATTTAGGCATGTGCGTAATATATATAATCATTTCCGTTTGAGTTACATTCGTTTCCAATCCCTGTATTTATAACAACTCCGTTAGTTATAGTATCTAACCAATCTCTATCAGTTGTACCTCCACCTGATTGATCAAAATGTAAATGAGGGACATTACCTGCAGGCAGACCTCTTGCTGTATCAAAGACCATCCATACATCACCTCCAGTTGCTCTTTTAATAAATATAAAGTTAGGATCAAATCCTAAATTTAGTGTTACATTGCTATCTGAACCTGCATATCGGCCCACTTTACTTACCCCTTCAACGCTGCTAAACAGCATAGCTAAATAATCAGCACCATCAGTATTTACTCTATTTGAACCTCCTACAGTAAAACTAACTGATGTGGGTAGAGTATCGTTCCAGTAAATACTTGATTCCCCTTCTTGAGTACTACTGTTTAAAGTTAAATGATAATTCGCTGGATTAGTACCTCCATTCAGTCCTTTGTGATATACAACCCAATCTTCATTACCATCTCTCCTCTTGGCCCAGATCATTTCAGGCACTTTGTTGAGACCATGTGGAACTTCCCTACCTGCTGTACCATTTCCACGATAATTTACCACATCAAACCCGGCGTGTCTTTTAAACATCCATGAGAGATAATTAGCTTGACTAGCCTGACCTCCATCCCACCAACCATTATGCATATCAAATGTTTGGTAGGTAGTGCCCATATTTCCTTTGGAGCTAGTTGAGTTTAGCTTTAAAAATTCATCACCCGTTAATCTTGCTCCTGTGAACCAGTCGCTAGAACCAGTATGATTTTTTTGGAATGCAAAATCAACTATAAAGTTAGAGACGAACAATGGTTCATTACTATTGTTAGTTGATTGAACAACTTTAAATACCTCGGAACCTGTCGTGACTGGTTTTCCAACTAATCCATCTGGACGGCGGATTGCACAAAATACGTAGTCGTTATTACTAGCATTGACTGTCTGATTACTAGTAGTAAACGTAAAACCTTTTGGAGTTAATTGAATATGATTTACTGCAGACTCTGTATCATTGAAATTAACCTCAAATCTTGCATCAGAACTTTGATTAGCTGTTACTAAACCTCGCATGGTATCATATACCATCCAACCTTCAGTTGAATTTGTTCGTTTTATTAATAACCATTGAGGTTCCCAACCTACATAAATTTCGTGAGAATTGTGAATACCTTGACTTGAACCACCATTACCATCGCCAACATAATGGCCGCACTTTATGATATTTTGATCCCCATCCACTCCAAATTTGTAAATACCGGGGTCATCGAATGGGCTGATTGAATCACTTACTGTTGGACCACCATTAGCGGTAAGAGAACCGGGTGCAACAGTTGCATATGAAGCTTGAGAATTTTGACAACATAAAAGTACAGTACCACTTATGTTTGTTAATGGCTCAGTTGGTGGTGTGAATGATGATGTATAAACTGCTGTTCCTTTTACTACACGTAGGTTTGAAATGCGACCGACAGTATACGCTGCTCCATTCGTAGATCTACCGATTTGTATACCAGCTTGTTCAATATCTTTAGTAAAGTTATAAGATGTACGACCCTGCACTCCATTAACAAAAAGCTTTAATTTTCCACTTTGTCTTACAACTGCATAATGAAACCATTTTTTGTTACCGGGATTTATACCAGAAACCATATGACCACCACCAGTATTTGAGTAGACTCGCATATCTCCATTGTCATAAGAAAATATGATAAATTCATCACCACCTATCAGGTGATCGAACATAGTAAAGAATCCACCATTTCTGTAGCACCACGCTTCTATGGTAAAATCACCAGTTCCAAAATCAAAATCGGAACTAGAAGGTGCAGTTATATAATCATTCGATCCATCAAAAAGAACACTTCTTGCTCCAGTAGCAGTACTTTCACCACCTGCAAATAGGTAAGCTATAAATTCTTCACCATTGCCATTTGAATCGCTATCAGTACCAAGGGTGAAGTTTGTTGCTGTTGGTAAAGTATCTTGAAAATAATTAGCCGAATCTCCTTTAGCATTAGTTCCATTCAATCTTAAAGCATAATTAGCAGCATTATTACTATCTTCATTTCCTCTATGATATACAACCCAATGATCTGTATTACTTAAATTCTTTAAAAGAATCATCCCCGGAATACATCCTAACGAATGAGCGATAGTCCTATTACTACCATTTCCTGTGTAGGTAACAATATCAAAAAATCCTTTAGCTTTTCTATAATTCCAAGATGCCATATCTGCATTATTAGCATTGGTATTATCACTTTGACTACCATCACCGTCTAACGAAAAACCTGTAGAATTAAAACCACTAACCATCGTGGTTTCAGTACTTTCCCCATAGTCGTTAGCAGCTCTTATGAATTTGTTAGAACCTCTTTCTGTATCAAACATCCAACCACCACCACTTGCTCCACTTCTTACATTTAACCACGCTAGACCACCTTCTCCAGACATGTCAATACCAGTATTGATATCTCTATCTGTCATATTCCCTTTCCAGAGTGTAGTCGAAAATACGTCTTCTACATAAGTCCTTTTAGCTTTACCACCTGCGCCGACTAAGATTTGTTGAGTACTCATATTAGCTCAACCCCGCACCTGAGATGTAACCGTAATTAGCTGCACCAAACCAAATAGTAGCCATACCTCTACCAGCAAGAGTTCTATTTCCTGAGCTTGCATCAGCAGAATTATGTAATGTAAAACCAGAACCTTGTGTAATAGTCTGATCTGATCCACTATTATTAATAATCGTCACCGCATCACCAGCAGAAAATACTGAATTATTAATAGTTACTCCACCACTTGAAATATGAATTGCTTTACCAGCATCAGCAGCAGTTGCTACATGAGCTGAGGACTGTGCATTAGAAGGTATAGATCTTACATTACCCTTTGAATCTTCTAATGCTCCATTAGGGTTAAGTTTTAAAGTAGTTGTATATCCACCAGTTGTATAGTTTGCAAAGACAAGAGTGTTATCAGCAGCTACGTTTTGAATTCTCCAATAATCAGCATTATCATCTGCTTCATCAGCAACTAGAAAAAGAGTTGCAGCACCACCCTCTATTCCTTGAACTGTAAGTGCACCTGTAGTAACTGTTACATTCTGATTAAACGTCCAAGAATCAGTAGCATTTATCCATTTAATTTCTTTATCTGTAGCACCCTTTAGTGTAATACCACCACCATCAGCAGTTGTGTCTGAAGGAGACGAGACCTTACCTAATTCAATGTTTTTATCTTCTACGTTAAGGGTAGCTGTATTAACTGTTGTAGTTGAACCATTTACAGTCAGATTACCAGATAGTGTAAGACCAACAGCAGTAAGTAAACCAGTACTAGGGTTATAAGTTAAACCAGTATCAGTTTCTATTCCTTGTGTACCTGTTGCTCCATCAACAAATGTAGGATATACTGTTTCATCAGTTGAGTTGTTAGCAGTAGCAGTAATTTCAGTTGCTACAGCTGCTGTTCCAGTTGTATCTTGGTTTAGTGTACCTACTACAAAGTCTAAAGTACCATCACCGTCTTCATATGTTACTGCAATACCTGTTTCAGTATTACCAGTAACCATAGCACCAACAATGTCTTGAACTTGCTCAGTACTTAGTTGGGTATTTGTATCTACAGGTACTTGCCAAGAACAAGAGCCGTCACCATCTACTCGTAAAAACTTTGTGTTATTAGTTTCACCTGTTGATTTAATAGCAGTACCTTCTGTATCAGCTGCTAATGAAGCTATTGTCTTTTCGACATCTGACCCAGAATTATCATAAATAATTGCGTCAGCTTTAATTTTTCCGTATGCCATGAGATTAAGAAATTAGAATGTATTTAGAGTTTGCAGGGATGGTTAGAACTACGCCACTTGCAAGGGTTACATCCCCTACGCTCATAGCATTTTTACCAGTAGTTATAGTTAAATTAGATGAAATAGTTTGATCTGTTTCAGTAATAGCAGTTGATATTGTCTGCCAACTAAGTGTACCAGATCCATTTGTTTGTAGGTATTGACCTGAGGAACCAGTTCCGGGTACACCAGATGCTGCACCAATATCAGCTTTAGTAACTAAGTTACCTGTAGCAGTTACACCACCTTGCCAAGAACTACCGTTATATACACGTAGTTCATCGTTTGTAGTATCGAAATAAAGATCTCCTACATCTAAACTAGATGTTGGTTGAGAACTTGCTATACGATATTTTTCTGCAAAACTATTAACATTAGTTATATTACTAGCTACCGTATTAACATTTGATATAGACCCAGCAACTGAAGTTATATTACTATTTGCACCAGCAACTGTATTTATATTAGTACTGTTACCAGCTACGGAATTAACATTACTGATATTACCACCAACATTATTGACATTAGTAATGTTTGTAGCAACTGTTGTAACTTCTGTAGCTTTAGGTGTTACTCTATGGAATGTATAAGTATGTAAAGTAGATGTAGTCTCTACGATCATACCTAATGTAGCTGCATAAGTGGTACTGGCTTCTAAACCATTAATTGTAACAGTTGCATTATTAGCTACATTACCATTAGAAATGGTTGCAACTCCAGATCCATTAGAGGTGAGGTTTCCGCTGAGAGCTTTAATAGATATAAGAGTTCCAGCCCCGTTATTAACGTCAGGGTTAGCGTTAGGGAAAGATGTTTCATTTGCTATTGGTACAAAACCACCTACATCATCAACAAGGTCTGTTATACGAGCATCTATAGCTGCTGTGGTGGCTACTTTGTTATCAGCTGCTGCCCAAGTTTCACCTGATTGTATCTCTTCTACACTATTTAATCTATAGTATCTAGCATCAGATTCTGTTTCTGTAAAATAGCGTCCATCAAGAGCACCATTTGTTAATTCTGTTTCAGTAAAATATCTATTATCTAACTGACCAGCATTCAATTCTGTTTCAGTATAGTATCTATCATCTAAATTAACTGATCCAGTACCTGTTACGTGACCTCTACCATTAATAGTCAGGTCTTGAATAACAGAACCATTACTATTATTGACTGAAGATGCTCCAGTAACACTATGATTAATAGTTACCTGACCACCTGTTTGAGTCTTTGTTAGGTCTGTACCAGCCAGTACATCACCTTCTATAGCTGTATCAATCTGAGCAGCTATACGATTTTCAATAGCTTTGGTTGAAGCTATCTTTGTATCATCAGTTGTATACCAAGATTCTGTACTAATGATAGTTGGGTCACCTGTTAACCAAGCGTTAGCAACTTTATCATTAGATTCTTGGTTTACATATAAGTTTTGTAGAGTGTTATCGTTTAAGTCTCCAGCTCTTATAGCTGAACCGGGGTAGAATGTAGCTTTAGGGTTGGTATAAGCTGTCTCTCGATAGATTCTAATTGCTACACTATTACCGGGAGCTGAATTAAATCTAACCGTTGTTGCATTTAGCAACGAATATGCAGTTGTAACAACTCCACCAAGACTTGCCTTGATGTCAGTTGTGTCTAAATATGGGAATGTGAACGAGTAATCGGTGGTGGAACCGTTACCCGTATATAAATTTTCAATTGTTACGGTCATTTTAGAAGTCTAATAAACGTCTTAAGTCTTCTTTTGTTTCATTCGCTTCTAGAGCTGCTGGCATATTACCTTGTCGTAAAGCATTCTTAATTCTATCGTTTTGTAAGCCCACCTGTGAATACTGCGAATGGTATCTTTCCAATGCAGAGCACGCATACTTCATAGCATTTCTATGAATCCTAGATAGTTCTTGATGTACGACCAACTCTTTAAGTGGATAATCTTTTTGTTTTTTCCATCCTCTATCTCGTTTATATTCCTTCATCTTACGTTCCCAGAATCCATCTTCTGAATTCATCATACCTTCAATCTGTCCAGCTAAATTCATGTTTTTAGCTATCCAGTTATTGATCCAATGACGATCTTCAGGACTTAATAACTCTTTAGTAATAGGGTTGACCCTCATACTTTGTACGTTATCCCATCCTGTACTAATTAACCATTGCCTCCAAGGTTCCATATCACCATTTGATTTACCAAATGGCATGAAAGCATTAGCTGCAGCAGTAAGAGGTTCGTGGAATCTAATTGGTTTACCTGTGTATATATCTAATTGATCCATCAAACCGGGAGGACTCATGAATTTCCATTTATTAGCCATCAATGAACCCCAGTCATTTTCCACATCTTTTAGTTGTGGAGCTATAGCTTGATTTAATACACTTCTCATACCTGATGGTGCGAAAGGTATTAAGGAATCAGCCTGAGACACAAGGAATCTGTTGAATGCACCCTCGTCTCCAGAGAACATAGATACTAATGGTTCCATTCCACTAAGGAATGTTTTATTAGCAACGTTCATACTGATAGAAAATGCTATCTTTTGATACAGTTGTTCAGTTAATGATTGGTCTACACGGTTAGAAAAGTATACTGCATCTCCAACAAGTCCAAGTAATGAATCAAATGGTTCAAATCCTTTATAACTATGCCATTCACCAGTTATTGGGTTCTTAATAGAATTAGGTTCCCAACCCATACTGATCATACGTTTACGTTCACCAGAGTTTTGAGGACCATTACCAGTTAAGTTACCTTGTAATGCCCACATACCAGCACCTGTAACTACAGTAGCCCCCATTAACTGACGACCAATGTATTCAGATTTAAGTGTACGGAATGCTTCATCACTATTTTCAAGACCATGTTCCATTAATACTTCAGCTATTTCCTGTTTAGTAGAAGCTGTGAATACCTTACGAACCTTAGTTTGAAGAGGTATTAGACCACTACCGGGAGTAAATGTCCAAGATAAATTCAAGGCATTTAAACCAGTTCTAGGGAATAGGAATAATGATTTAGCAGCTGGAACTTTTTCCAACATTGTATTAAGATCACTTGCTAACTGGCTATCTAAGTTAAGTGCTATCTCTTGAGACGCATGTTTAGCTGCCTTATCTGTTAACAATCCAGTATGATCAAATGATTGACTGTATAATCGTTTCTGTAATTTATTGAAAGCGTCTGCACTAAATGCACCATTTGTTTCTTTCATTAAGATATTATATGCTTTAGATCTAGCAGATCCACTAGCCATCAATGAGTTAGTAAAACCATCAATAGCATACATAGCATTAATACCCCATCTAACAAATGGATTATTGTTGTACCACGATAAACCTTTAGCTACGTTCCACATAGCCACCTTACCATTGTTACCTTCAGATTTCCAGACACCAGCCATAGCTTCTAGTGCTTCAAAGTTATCCATCTTAGCCTGACGTAGATCTGCACGACCACGCATCATAGCTTCCTCAGGACGTGACTTAGCTAAACGCCATTCGTCACCCATTACTTTAAATGCACGTTGGAAGTTTTCTTGAATACCACCATAGGTCCAAAGAGCTTTTTGGAATGTGGCTGTATCCCCTGTAATTTTAGCACCAGCCAGTACTGTAGCAGGTTTAAATGCAGCTAACATAGAGTTACCTGTTAGTGCTCTTAGTGGTGCAAGACCAGATAAGATATGGTTGTACCTTACACTATGTAAACCTTTAACAATTAAACTAGGTACTTGAGGGTTACCATCATAGAATGCTTTCTTTAAGAAACCTACGTTCTCTTCAGCCCATCTGTTAAGTTTATATATTTGATCAACTTCACCATTGGTAGCCTCCATTGCTAGTGCAAGTGGCTTAAGATATTCAGGATTGTTTTTAGCAATCTCTTCTAAGGTTTGGTAGAACTCCTCACCTTTATCTTGTACAGCTTTCAAGCCTCTAGCGAAATCAGCATTCTGATCCATAATCCAAGCCTTTAAAGCAGCTGGATTTTGAGCACCTGCAAGTTGTTTATACTCACCTACCTTATTAGATATATACTGGTTAGCTCTAACTTCTCTACTTAACAACTTAAGTTTTTCAACAATCATTTCTTGTTGTCTGCCTGTCATAGCAACATCACCAATCAGACCAATAGCAGATGCTGTATCAGCAATTGTACCAGCAGCTTGATTAGTAACTAAAGCAGATGCACGCATTACTTTAGGGTTGTATACCTGTTCAAATGATTTAATAAAAGCTTCATTAACAATACGCCACTCTTGTTGACCCATGTAATTCTGCTTATTAAAGAATCCAGTTTTCATGTCATTGACAATGGATTCCATCTGATTCAATTTAATGTCAGGGTTAAAGACATTATTATATAAATTAGTAACAGCTTTATTAATCTCATCTGGAGGTATAACTGTACCATCAATCTTGGCACCAACGTTAGCAGAGATATCTTTATCAAATAGATTTCTATAAGCTTCAGCTCTTTCAGATGGATTAGCATTAGCCATTCTCTGTATAAACCTATTACTTACAAAAGGTCTAGCTCTACCATTAACGGTACCTGCATTATTTTGTATTCTCCAATTATCTATTTTAGCTTTAATTGGATTAGGTTCTAATTCAGTAACAGCTCTACTCTGTGGTCCAAGGTCAGGTGTATTGATAAATGGATCATAACCTCTATCACCCCGTGGATCTCTTATTAAACGGCTGACTGCTTCATCTCTTTGAGCTTTAGTTCTACTAGATCTACGACTCAAGACACCAAAGCTAATAGGATCTTCACCTTCAAAACCTGTAGCATGTCTAGCTAAAGCACGCTCTGCAGCTTCATCTCCGGGTATGACTTTCATAGCTTTAGATAAAGAAAATGCAGATGTAAGTAAATCTACACCAACACTTAGTCCAGCTGACTCATAGATATTTTTCTTTCTTATTACATCTGGACTGTCACCATCTCTGGTAGCCCATGGTATATCCCAACCTAGCCATTCATTTAGAGCTGCAGCTATATTATCTTGTTCTTTAGAATGAGAAGATATAGCAGTAACAGCTGTGTCTACACCAGCATGAGCACCTATTGTACCAAGGATACGTGTAGCCTTAGGTATAGATCTAGCAGCTGTAGCAGCTTTTAAACTACCTGTAACAACACCACCACCATACATTGTAGGGATAATAATTGAAGCAGCTTCTCGGATAGCTTTGTGAGCTGGGTGGTTAGATCGTGGTGAGTTCTCATCCCACCATTCATTAACAGGTTTTAAGAATGGTACCAACGCAGCAGCATCAGCAACAAAATCAGCAACACCTAACGCTGGTATAGAACCAGCAGCTACGATGTTTTCTAATCCTCTGGACCACTCTGGTCTAGCATCCCAGTCTTCTTGACTGACGTTAGCAGGTTTTTGTAAACCATACTGAGCTTTTTGTTGTTCTTCATAACCACCCCATGAATGATCACCTGCACCACCTTTAACAGCATCAGCTGTAGTAGTAGTAGGTTTACCAGCAGCCTCAGGTACTACTTCAGCTTGTTCTTTAGCTTCACCACCTTCTTGTTGAGTCTTCCACTCTTCGTATTTACGTTGCTCTTCCTGTTCAAACTTTTCCTTTTCTGGATCAGGTAAGGCACTATTAGCTTGTATCGAACTACTATTATCCATCAGTAAGCCCCCATCATTAACATCTCAGTCCAGTCTAATTTGTCTGGATCTCCTTGTGGATCTAAATTCATATAAGGATGCATATTTTCTGGGTTTCTAAACATATTGAAATAAGCTGATGTATTTCTATCAGCAAAGTTGTTAGAAGTTGGAGCGTCTTTATGGTTTAATCCACTATATTTTAAAGCAACATGTATACCATTAGTACTTTGATGTGCACCTACAATTAACTTTTGATATTCAGGGTTGATTTGATTAAATGCTACTTTATGCATTTGTAAGAGTTGTGGAGGTATCTCAAATTCAGGATCAATCAACTTCATCTGTGCTTCTAAGAACATCAGTTCAGTCATCTTAACTTCACCATTAGGTCCAATACCAAACTTACTTACATAATGAGATACATCTGTAGGGAACCCAACGTTCCTACCTTGAGACACATTATCAAAGAATTCTCTTACTGTAACAGGTTCTAACAATACTTTTTCATAAGGTAGTTTAGGATTAGCAGCAAACTGTTCTGCTGTCATCTCGCTTAAAGGTATTGCGTGACGTTTAGCACCCAGAGAAAATGTACCAAAATGAGGTGCGTGTGTATCACCTGCACCAGTCATAGTTATTTTATAATCGTTCTTAACATCTACCTCAAATCTTTCTAAAGCTTGAGTGAGTACATCTGCTCTGCTTAGTTTAGGATCTTGAGCATAGGTAGTGAAATACTTTTTAACCCTACCTTTACCTACATACGCAGCTAAAGCAGCCGATGTCACATCCTCAGATTCAAATCCATAGCTATGTAAAATATCTTCAATTCTAGCGTCTACATGATCTTCAAGTAGTTTCAACTCAGCTTCATTAGGTTGAGCTGGGTCTTGCTCTTTAGCAATCTTCATCCAATCAGCTTCATTCTCAGGTGATAACATCATTGATTTAACAATGCTAGTAGTTACCATACCTTGAGCTTTTAGCTTTTGAAGTGTAGGTTCATAGATAGAATCGTTAGCTTCAGATACATGGTCAGTAACTTGTGCTACTAACATCTTAGACATCATGTTGTCAGGACCATATAACCTGTTAGATTCAGCTATCATAGAAGATAGTCTAGCTGGTTCTAATGGTGTATCTCTGTTTAATAATTGATTTCTAAGTATTAAAGTATCAGAAGCTAGTCTTGCATTACGGTTTTTTGTAGCTATTTGAAGACTTGCATTACGTTTAGTATCTGCAGCAACTAAAGCTTCATCCATTGCCATAGCCCTATCAGGCCACCAATGTTCATATAGTTTAGTTACACCGTTCCTTGTGACTGGTAAGTTTTTAATACCTTCAATTTCAACTGGACCTATAACACCATTTGCTATGTTACCTAAAGTATAGTTATGTTCAGCTTTCCAAACACCAGCTGCATTAGATCCATCTTCAGCAATTTGACTGTCAATATTCTTTAAAAAGAACTCTGGACCATTTTTAATTGATACTGCATTATTATTTAATAACTTATTCTGTTCTAGTTCTTGCTGATCTTTTATATGCTTTTCTCTAACTGTAGATATTACACGACCTTCAGCTGATAAAATCTTTTCTCTAGCATACTTAGTAATTAATTGATCTTTAAGACCTGTAGTCTCTTTAATCTCATTTAAGTGTGCAGTCCTTATCTTCCGTAGTATAGCTTGAGTTGCTTCAATATTACCAGTAGATGTAGCCTCCCAGAGGTTCATCGACTTTCCTTTGAAGTCAAACTTATCACCACCACGGGCAATGATAGCATCATTTTTGTAGGACTCACCTACATTCATTGCAGCACCAACTCTAAACCCTTGGTTTCCTAAGAAACTGAGTTTATGAATTTGATTTATTTGCTCCCATGATGCACCTCTTTTACGTGCTTCTAGGATTGCAGCGTTAGTACCTTTATAGGTTTCATCTAACACACCTTCAGCAGCTTGGATACCTTGGGCAGTCTCCCATGAGAGACCTAAATCTATTGCTAGATTCATTCCAAAGTCTTGTCTTGCTCTAGCAAAACCTGCGGCTCCTTTCACACCTATATCTAGAGCACTCTTTGACCAACCTTCTAACTTCTTAGCTGTTGCTTGAGATTCTGTTAGTTTAGCTTCAGCATTTTTAATTAAAGCTTCATGTCTGGTGGTTAAGGCTTTACCAAAACCATCAGCAAAATAAGATTCAAGTTTTATGTTACGTGCTCTATCTTCTTTTTCAGCTTGGAACTTAGCTTCCAGAGCTATAAGATAGTTTTGTTGGTTTTGTCCTTCCCCTTGGGAAACTTCTTTCCAACCACTAAGGTAGCGTTTACCTTCTTCTAAAATTTTATCTGAGGGATCTACATTTTTCAGTAAGTTCCCTTGCAGCTCTGTTTTATGGGCGTACCCTTTAAATAGATTTGCCATTGTTTAGACTTTTTGAAATACTACATCTGTCATGTTGTAGTCTACCTGTAGGTATCCATTATCACCTTCGCTTACAGCTTGAGGTAATTGTTTTAAGAGATCTTGTGCCATGACACCACGATATCTTTGATTAGGTTCATCTATATAATTAAATTCATAAAGAGTAAATCCTCTAGGTGAAGTACCTACTTCTTTGATATTCTCTTTAAGTTCAATATCTGAGCTTGACGGATTTCCTATTGCTGCACCAGCTGCAGATGTACCAATACCGATTGCAGCTTGAATAGCAATGTCACCCCAGCTTGGACCGTGTACTGTGTTAATACCTCTAACTGGTAGTGGCTTATCAACAGGTTCAAGTACCTTGTTGTAAACTGTATCTGGTATCATTAGTGGTAGCTTCTGCTGTGGTGGTGCCTTAGGTTTAGATTTAAGACTTGCAGATGCATTGATATCAGCTTGATATTTATCCATACCAATACGCTGTCTATCAGCTTCATTCTGCTCACCAGCACTAATAAGAGACTGTTGCAGTTGTACTCTACCGTAGTCAGTTTGTTTCTTAAGCTGACCAAACTTCAAGCCAACTCCTTCCTGTGCTCTACTGGTATCAGTAATAGAAGTGTTAAGTTGGTTAGCAATGTTAGAGTATTGTAAATTTGTAAGCTTTGTTTTGTTAGCTAAAGCAGCTGAAAGCTTCTGTAAATCGACATTGTATTTAGCTTCAGCACTAGATAAACTATTCATCAAAGCCATTTGAGCGTTACCGTGGTTAGCTAAAATAGCTTGTATAGCTTTCTCTGCAGATCTACCAGCCTGACCTAATGCTTTCTGTTGACCTACTTTTTGTACATTCTCTGTCCTCATACCTTGCATTTTGAATGCGGCATCTGCCTTAGTAGCTGCCATACCATCCCGTAATCCAACTCTATCGAGGGAGTCATTAATTAGGTCAAACTCTCTATTAATACCTGTCTCTTTAATCTGTAGTTGTTCTACAGCTTTTGCTTGCTTTACTTTATCTGTCAGACCTTTAGTTTCTAAAGCTGCTGATTCTCCACCTTCA